CACCCAGTGACCAAGGCCGGTCGGCCTGTTCACCTTGACTGCCGTTTGCTCAGGCGTGTACTCGGTCAAGAACCCTGACTGCGTGTGAACGTAGTAGTCGGCTGACGAGAAGCTGCCTTCAACCAACCAACCGCCCTCGGGCACATTGGCCTGAGCAGTTTCCGTGCTATTGGCAGAGAAGATCGCCACAAGTTCACCTTCAGCGTTAGAGGCTGAATAGGTGGCCAAAGGTTTGTTGTCCATGGGTGTCCTTACTTGTATGAGACTGTGATTGCCAACCGCATGTTGTTGATGTTCAGGTCACTCTGACCCGACCAGTACACGCGCACATGGCGACCAGTGCCTTTGGAAGCGGATCCTGCGCCCATGCAGATCGGCGCATCTTGGGCCGCTGAACCGCCGCGCGAATGGCCGATCTCAGATCCGTCAATCGAGATGCTGATGTCAAAGCCGCCTGGGTACGAGTATCCTTGGCCCGCCTGGAAAATGGCGACCACCTGGGCGTCACTGGTGAGGTCAATCACGTAGTCAATCAACAGTTGTGAGCTGCCATTGCCGTTCACCGTGTCGCCACGAAAGTAGTAGTAGAAGGCCGTAGCCGCGTTGGCCTTCAGTGCCGATGTGCCGACGGTCAAGTCACCGATCACCGCAGCCGGCACGATCAGTGTGGTCACGCCGTTGACTTGACCCACTACAAAGGCATTGGTCAGCGGTGCGTTGGGGTTGCTGCTCGGCACGAACACCAACTTGTCCGCCTGCAAGATGATCTCTGATTGACCGCCAGTCAGGTCATTGGGAGCAGTTGAAGCAAGGCCGATACCACCGAACACCTGTTTACCGTCTGACCTTGTGGCCACCGTCTTGAGAACAAGTTGTGAGGTCACACCACCGGACCCAGTGACGACAGTCTGCAAGGTAGAAACCTGCCCTGATAAAGTTCCAGTGGCCGCCACCGTGTTGTTGTAGTACGTGGCGGCTGCGCTAGCACTGCCAGCGGCTTCACTGGCTTTGGTGGTGGCTGTACTTGCGGAACTTGAAGCTGCAACGGCCGAACCAGCAGCAGCAGTCGCTGAAGACGACGCGGCCCCGGCTTGGCTTGTCGCTGTCGAGGCGTTGCCTGCTGCGTTGGTCGCACTGGTGCTGGCTTGACCCGCAAACGTACTTGCGTTGCCGGCAGCTGTCTCTGCCGCTGTCCTGCTGGTCGCGGCTGCGGTTGCTTGGGTGCCTGCTGCGGTTGCTTGGGTGGCGGCAGAACTTGCAGACCCTGCCGCTGCACTGGCAGCACCGGCAGCCGCTGAAGCACTGGTGGCGGCCGCCAACGCACTGCTGTCTGCGCTGTTCTTTGAGTTCAGCGCATTCGTTTCACTGGTTGCTGAATTTGACGCACTGGTTGACGCATTACCCGCTGCTGTACTGGCATTCAGGAATGAAGTGTAGGCAGCTGAAGCACTGGTTGCGGCGTTGCCTGCTTGGGTCGAAGCAGTAGAAGCAGAGCCGGCCGCTGCACTAGCGGACCCCGCCGCAGCGTCAGCACTGGTCGAGGCCAGGTTAGCCTTGGTCGTGGCGGTACTCGCTGCTCCTGTTGCCGTACTGGCTGCAGAGACCGCCGTATCCTTTGATGTTGACGCTTCTGAAGCCTTGGTGGTGGCCGTGGTGGCGTAGCCCTGAGCAGCCGTCGCGTACGTGCCTGCAGCACCTGCACTTGTTGATGCATTGCCTGCTGACGTGTTGGCGGCGCTGGCTGAGCCGGTGGCCGCGTCAGCACTGATCGAGGCCAGGTTAGCCTTGGTCGTGGCCGTCGAAGCACTACCGGCGGCAGAAGAGGCGGCAGAAGCAGCATTTGACGAGGATGCTGTTGCCTCGCTGGCCTTGGTGGTCGCTGTGGTGGCGGAAGCTGAAGCGTTCTGCTCACTTGTGTAGGCTGCCCCCTGAGAGATAGCGGCCGCGTTCTTGGCGGCGACTGTCGCCGCCAGTGCAGCAGAGGCTGAAGCACTTGAGGCGGCCGCTGATGTGGTGCTGCCATAGGTGGTCGTCAGGTCTGACACCTTGGTCACAAGACCGGTACCTGACGCATCAATCAGGTCGAGCCGGCTTCGCATTGCGGTGGTCAGCTCAGTCTCAGTGAGAGAACCAGCCAACAGACTCTTGATGTTCACCGCCGTGAACCCAGAACCCACCGAGGCCGTCAAGTCCTGTAACGTCTTGCCGATGGTATTGGCGGCGTATGTGGCTGCGGGGTTGTACAGAAGGCCCGCGCTGAACAAACCCCGCGTCTTGTTGATCAGGGCTGTCAGGTTGCCGTCGTCAGGCAGATCGGCCCCAGATGACTCAGCGATGACCTGAGCCACCGCCGCCGAGATGACTGTGGCCTGACGCATCGCCTTGTTGATCTGCGCGTGCGGCAAGATGCCCGACCGCCAACCATTCTTGCGCCAGTCAGCCGACGCCCACAATGACTGCGACGAGACGTCATTACTGACATCAGTTGCGAACGGAAGGAATTCAGTGGTCGGCATGGTGATCAGTACCCGATGGCAAACCAGTAGCAGGGGTAGTTGGACAGGCCACCACCCGATGCCTTGGTGCCGATGTAGAACTTGGTTCGGTCAACCACATACGCGTATGCGTTGTCGTTGTTGGACCCTTGTGTGTCAGAGTTGCTGGCCAGCACCACAAGTGCAGTGCTCGGGAAGGCCACTGGGAACGACACTTGACCGCCCGTGCTGCCCAAGTAGCCCCACTGAACACACAAACCACCCGGCAGGAATTGGTAGCCCGGTTGGGTCAGACTGCGGCTGTTGAATGCAGTGCCCAAGGCAGCGCTGAACAAACCCGCGAAGTCAGAGTCCCGAATGAACAAGGCGTCGAGCGCTGAGAGCAAGGCAACCTTGAAGTCACTCACCACGCCGTTGTCAAGAACGTCATGCGTCCCGTAATCCGCAGCCAGTTGGGCAACGGCGGCCACCGCCACACTGACCTGACGCAGTGCCGTATTGATGTGCATGGCATCTGCCGTGCCGGCGACGTAGCCGGTGCCACGGACAGCGGCCGGGGTTCCCGTCGAGTACGCCGCGTAAGACAGTGTGTTTGCGCCTGAGCCCGTACCGAAGGGCAGATACTGGTTTGCTTGTGTCATGTGCTTTCCTTAGACGGGGTCGCCGAATGATCCGAAGTCCAGGCCAGCGACTTCGGAGGTGGTGGATACAGAGAGCGCGAAGAACGGTGCGCCTGGAGTGCTTGCGAGGATGTATCCGGTCACTCTGACCCCGGCAGCTTTCGGAGGAGTCACCCCTCGCTTTATCAGCTCAATTAGCGCCTTGGTCGGGGCCCCCATGATATATACCGTGGTGCTCATATCAAAGTTGTCAAGCACAAAGCACTGCACTCCCACAGAACTCAGAGCACCATTATTCACATTCACAAGGCTTTCAATAGTCCCTTGCCAGTAGTTTGCCCCGATCTTCGCTTGGATCAAAGATCGGTAGGTGCTGTCGTCAAGGTTCACGATGCCCTCCGTAGGCTCGTAAGGTCCTTTCCAGTTAGACTGCCCCCACCCGAGTCCTGTGGTGTCCCAAGTGAAAAAGGAGTTCGTGATCGGCACTCTCTGTTTTCGTTCAATGCCCACCCACAGCCCCAAGATGTCAAGCTGCTGACCTACTGCGGTATCGACGTCAAAGGCCTGTGTGATGCCGACGATGGCGTCGTAGATGTCAGCGAAAGGCTTGGTCAGTGCCCCCAGCCAAGCCGAGAAATTAGGCTGGTCTGCGTGCAAGCTGGGCAGTAGTTTGAGGTAGTCAGCAGCCATGTGGGTCTCTCAGTCGAGGATGATAGTCACGTAGGCGGGGAAGCAGGTTGCTTTCGCCGTGAACGCGATAACGATGTCTGAGATTGCCAGCGTGCCTGAGGGGTATAGAGCCGCCGTCAGGGAGTTAATCTTGTACGTCTCCGAGTCCTGCACCGACAGCAGCAAAGCAGGCGCGTACAGCCGGCTGACAATCAAGTCTTCTCCGATGGACAGAGCGTTGATGAAGTTCGCTACTGCTGTCTTGATTGCAGAAGCGATGATGGTGGTGTAGTTCGTCCCCGCCACCAGATGCACCGTGACCTTGATAGGCACCTCAGTCGGGACGTAGTAGTTGATCGCTCGCACCGCGCCTGAGATGTCCGTGATGTTGATCGAGGTGGACCCAAAGGTTCCGACCCCGGGCGCTTTCTTGTTGTAGATCGTCTGCGCGATGTCAGCCGCCACCCCACCCTGCACCACCACCGAGATCGAATGCGCAGGCAAGCCATTGGCGTCAGTGCTGTTCGAGTCGTTCTCATACACCGTGCCATATGTGACCCCAGGCAGCGCTTTGATGGATGCCGCAATGGCTTCCATCGGGGACGTCGAGTAGATGGAGGGCGACAAGGTTTGCCGCGCCCTCAGTTCCGCATCAGACTCGATAGGCTGGCCGGGGCTGGCTGCTGTGGAGTTGGTGACTGTCTGCCACCCCGCCGTGGGTGTCAAGATGAGTGACACCGCGCCCACCGTCGCAGTCAGCGCACCTTCAAGCTCTGCGGTTGCGGTCGAGACGATGGTGCCCTCGGGCGGGATAGTCACTGTGGCGGGCAGCAACCACCGCTTGCCATCTACGTCCCCTACGATGCCGTTCGTGATCAGAGTGCCTGCTTGCCCACCAATGGTCACGTTCACCTGCGAGTGCGTGGCGACAAGGCGCTTGATGTGGTTGATCTTCACGACGTTCGACAGGCCCTCAGCAACAGCGGTGGCGGGGCTGAAGCTGTTGTACACCGCCACCGCTGCCTGGCCACAGTCATAGATGGCCTGCGCGATGATCGCGAGCATCTGACCTTCCTGAGAGTCCGCCTCGAGATAGATGTCAGGGCCGAAGATCTGCTGGGCACTGGCCTTGAGGCTGGCGAGGATGTCGCTGTAGATGAGGGTGGACACACCTGTCGCGGTAACGACGGGGGCCAGGGTGGCAAGGGGGTACGCGGTAGTCATGTGTGGGCCTCAGAGGGTTGCAGTGACGTCCACAACCCCGTAGATCGTGGACACGGTGGCGGTGACGGTCAGAACACGCTGAGTGCTCAGCACGCTGTAGTAGTTGAGAAGCTCTTTGACGCCCGGGGTGTCGAGGATGCGCTGGCGGAAGACAAGATCCCGGGTGTTCTGCGTGTGCGTGCCCAGTACCCTGTCGTTGTAAGGAGTGCCCTCTTGATTGTCCAAGAACCACTCCCCTGCCACGAGCTTGAGCCTCGTTGAGATGGCTTGCGCCACAGCAGCGGGGCTATCAATGAGAAAAAGGCCGGAACGGCCATATTGGAAGTCGCCAGTGGGCGATAGTGCTCGGTACCTCATGCAGGTCCCCCTGTGTTGCTGCCGCCCGTCTGCACGCCGCCATGAACGTGACTGGAGCCTACATTGACGCCGTTGTTCTTCAAGGTGCCAGTCGTCGAGACGTTGCCGGTGATGTTCACGGCAGGCGCAGTTATCGAGACAGACACTGGCGAGGTGAGCGCGATGGCGCCTCCTGGGGCAATGGACACTCGGGAGGTGTTCTCATCATTGCGCAGCACAACGTCTGAGGACGACACGCCGGTGAGTACCCGGGGCTGGCTGCGGGGGCCTACCAGCACGAATCCGTCTGACAGATCGTGCATGCGGAAATCAGCTTGTACCCCGGTGCCTCCTGATTGCCACCACGTGTCGATGCATCGGCTAGCGAACACTACCAAGCACTCGTCGCCGGCCTTGACGGGGAAGGTCAAAGTGAAGCCGCCACCGCTGGGGAATATCAACGGGCAGTCAACGAGCGGGGGCAGCGTTACCCAGTAGTGCGACTGGTCTGGGTTGCGCAGGCGGGCCTGAATGGTAACCTGGACTTCGCAGGTCATCTTGGCGAGGTCTACCTTCAGCACCACTGCGGGCATGGCCGTCCAGAGCCCGGCCTGGAAGCCAGCGAGAACCGAGAGCATTGCGGTCTCCGGATCCTCCAGTCTCTCAATTCGCCTTGCTGTCATTGCACCTCTACCTTGTTTGTGGCTGGGTTGACAGACAGGCAAACCAAGTCTGTGTACCAGTCCTGACCTCGAGTATCCCCGGTGTGCTCCGCGACGTACACGCGGTAGATCCCGTCGCTTGTGATGTCCGCTAGAAGCTGGACCCCGACGTAGGTATTGTAGGCGACGGGAGCGTTGGCTGGGTTCGACTGGACAAGC